AACCAAGATCTCATGCCCTCGTTAGAAATAACAGATAGATCTTCACTTGTACCAGCTCCAGCTAAGTGTATTACAGATCCTCTCTTTTGATCTGTAAAGTACTTATCAAATCCCCACTCAATATAACTCTCTGGGTTTAAGCTTATACCATAATCCTCAATCCTAGCAATTTGATTGCCTAGAACTTCTGGAATAGCAGCAATAGCTCCAGTTCCTGCGGCAGCGTCTGATAGTACGTTCTTACCTGCAAGCACATAAGATATCTTGTCCTCTTGTAAAACAAGAATATCTGTCTGTCTTCCAGACATCTTTTGAATAGATCCAAATCTTCTCTCAAGATCCTTAAAGTTTGCTAGACCAAGGTTGAATTCGTTCAGCTTGTTTACGTTATTCTCTGGGTTAAATATACCGCTATATGTAATAGATGAAAATCTATCAGCAAGTTGGAAATCTTGTCCCGATACAGAAGAAACTCTTTCTCCAAGTCTAAAGTAAGGAGCAGCCAAAGAGTCTTCAATCTTGTAACTTTCTACTCCATTTGCGAATGTGAAGCAATCAGAGAAATTTAGAATTATGCTATCTTCTGAGTGCTCACCATTGATAATATCAAAGGTTTCGCTTCCTTCGTAATAAATTGCAGGAGCTGGCTCAGTTGGTTCTGTTTCAAATACAATTATTGAGTCTTGGCTGATTACTGTTATTGATCCAGTTATAGTTGACCTAGCTCCAACCTGAGAAGGTGTGCCAGATCTTATACCAAAATTTAATTTTCTACCAGTCTCGCCTGGAAACAAAGTAGCATTAAAAAATTGATATTTATTTATACCTCCTGTTGCATTAGGATATGACGTGCCCAATGCTGGGTTAAACTCATTCAAATTAGGAACCTCATCTCCAGTCTCAAAACTATCTCCAAGACTAAAGTCTATATTTTGAGCCAAAGTAAATTGATGTAAATCACTATAGTTTGAAGCAGCAACAAACTGCTTATTAAACACGTACTTTCTCTGTCCTACTTTTGCTGATTTATCTGGTCTATTAATAGTAAAATTAAAAGTAATTATACTTCCCTCTGGTATTTCCCAAGTTGTAAATGTATTTTCTGGATCTTCAGTGTATAGAGGTATAGATATCGCTGGATATACTGGATCAGTAAATGGTATAATATTACTATTTATTGTTTCATTACCTAATATTTTTTGAGAAAATGTATCTATAGAAAACCCAACTGGCTTTACTTTCATATAAAGACCAGCTGGTTCTTCCTGGCCACCCTCTATAAAGTTTACTGGCATTGAAACGATGTCTAACACGTCACATCTAATCAAATCAAGCACTGGACCGTTGCTATCTCTCTTTACAATAAGAGAATCTCCAATCTTGGCTTTATTTTGATTGTTGCCTTCTAGGTTTAAAAAAACAGATCCGTCTCCAGGATTTAAAAAATATAATGTGCTATATATTGTCTCATAGTCTAAACCAGAAGGCAATAAAGCAAACTTATATTTCTTTGCCCAATATGGAGGATCTGAAAATATGTCAACCTTTATAGAATTCTTTTTTACTGAATTTGATGATGGAACATGTATTGAGTTATTTTCTGAAACAAGTACAGTAGTAGATCTATTGAATTCATCCATGTAGATTATTCCCAAAGAATAATCTCTGTTACTATGCAAACTGCTTGCATCAGATTGACTTATGTATTCCGCTGAAACAAACTGAGCTGAAAAATATTCATATTCAAATACTGTAGGGTTTGTATCACTCTGATAAACCATGACTATCATCTGTAATGAAAATGATGAAGAACCAGGCGTAGCTGTAATTTTAATTCCTTCTCCTAAAGCATTTATACCATAACCATAGCTACTAAATCCAGAAGGAGGAGTAGCCTGACATGATATCTTATCAGTTAAAGATGTTCCTTCGTCTTCAGTAGCACAGTCATCAACAGTAGCATGAAATGTTTCTGAGCCAATTGCTTCCTTAAATTCCTGACTTGTAACTAAATCATATACAGAAGAATAATCTTTCTGTAGTTGAAAGTAAAATGACTGAACAATATTATTTGAAGAAACAGGTGGTGCTCCAACGATTTCTCCGTCTAGTGTTAAATCTATACCTATTGCCCCACCAGCTTTTAAACTTACTCCAGCTAAATTTATTGTTATAAGAGTTTTGTTAAATGTTTGAGGAGTTGGTGGTATTATATTATATACAGAAGAAGATTCAACTGTAGGAACCTCTAAATAACCAAGTTCCTCTGACACTAATGACGCATTAAATCTTACATCAATTTCATTTCCGTTAGAATCAACGATATCGTATCCATCCTTATAGTTTCCGTAAAACAATCTATTAGACATAACTGTCTGTGATTTTGCAATCAAAGGCACATTGTCAAAAAGTCTTACTACCTCAGATTCTGGAAGTGTTGTAAATATTTTTTTAGAGCTAAACTGTACTGTGTAATCAGAATTATCTGGTAGGTTAAGCAATCTTTTATCATACTTCTCTATGACATTTATTACGTTAGACACAGAGTTTTTAAATAAAAGGTCAACCCCAACAATATTATCTCCTCCAGTATTAAATGTTACGTTTACAGCATTGAAAGAATTCCTCATTCCTCCATTTCCAAAAGTTTTAAAATTAAAATTAAAAAACCCTGGTTCAAAAGCTATTTCGCTAAATTGAGATACAGCACTGTATTCACCGTCTAAATACTTATATCTGTAAGCAAAAGACAAGAACTTATCTTCAATATAATTTTCATCCCCATTAATATTAATAAGCTCTATGGTTGGAGCTTCATGAGGAGGAGCAACAATAACAGAAATATCAGACTCTTTAAGATCAGGCTCTGTAGGGTATGATCTCTTTACGTTTATTTTTCGTGGTGGATTGTATCCGTCAGTAAAGAAAAGAAGATCCTCTACTTTATTTACTCCATTGATCAGGTGCTGTCTACTGAAATTTAAAATAGATGTGCTAACTACATGATATACAGTAAACCCACTATTGACATTCATTGACACAATCATGTCAACACCGTCTGTTGGAGAGTGTATGAACCAATAAATAGTATCGTTTACACCATCTTGAAATGCGCCAATGCAAGTTGCAGTAGGATCTAGTGGCTCATCGTTGTAAAGTATGTTAGAAATCTTTACGTTACCCTTCGTGTTTTCTAAAGAACCAACGTCAGTCAACTCAGTAGAGCCAACACGAACATTCATGGCGTCAATATATTCGCCATCAGGTATAAGCCTCTCATCAAGGCTTTTATTCATCCTTCCCTTTACAAAGGTTTTAACTAAATCCATACCTATTTAATCATCTTGTTTTGACCTCTCATATTCATGAGTAGTCTTCCTGGGTGAATATTGCTAATTCTTATTTTCGCATTTCTCAATAGAGCTGTCATTTCTTTTCTAGCTCTAGCAACAATATATTCCTGAACTCCCAACTTATTGTTTAGTATTGAATACTTAATGAATGAGTAGATATAGTTCTCAAACATTTTGTTTACACTGATAGCAGAGTCATCTCTAACAGCAACTGGCTTACCAGGAGGTGCTGTGGCTACAGATGTATACTCCATTCCGTCTGAAATGTATTCTAGTATGCATGACTCGTTAGCCATTTGATTAGTAAAATTAATAACACCAGCTTTCTTGTCTATCTTAAAGGTAGGGTTTTGATTAGCTGTTTCTGTATTTAGACCGTATCTACTACCAGCAGCATAATCGAAGTACCAGTTTCCTCCGTACTCCCATCCCCACATATTGTGGTATGGACTAGATGGATTCAAGTAAATACTTTTCTGAATGTTATTTAATCTGTCAAAATCTAGTGTTGAGTTTTGAGCTTCAATAACTACACCGTTCTGATCTACAACAACCTTATAATTGTTATCCTGAACGTATTCAACCGCTGAGTTTATCTGAATATTCTCAGTTAATGGAAGAATTAAACCATCCTTGTATAAAGAGATCTTAACCCAGTTCACGTAGTCAGAAGGCAAGACAAACTTCAAGTTTGGGCCTACTTTTTGCTCAAGGACTTTAATCTCCTTCATCGCATCGTAGTTCAATTCTTGAATAGCTCTCTTCGTGTAAAATAAAACCTTATACCTGTTGAGGTTATTCATCAGTTCATGGTCTCCTTGGTACATCAACATGAAGTTGTTGACGATATCTTCTAAAGATACGTACTGATAAGATCCCCAGTTAGCATCCTCTGGTGTGTTACCATTGTTGCTATAGTACTGAAGGTCAGATAGATATTTGTTGTATAGTGGCATTATTTCTCAATAACAATTTCTGTTTGTTCTTGCTGATTTGCAAAGTTAAGAGCTTCAATCTCTCTAATTGACATTCCAGCAAACTGCAAAATTTTAGCGACAAGAGTCGGTTCATCTGTAAGTGGTAACTCAAAGTCCTGATAATCTACGGCTCCTTGGTTAAACAATGGCTCACCAGAAACCAGTGTATATGTCCACTTAGGATCTTTAGGATATCTAACGTAGTAGCAAGAAACACCAGTTGAAATTGTGTCAGGATAAACGGTTAACTTATCCTCAAGTTGTACGTACGCTGGGAACAATTCAATTGGCTGAGTCAAGTTCGACATCAAAAGTTGTTGAGCTCTAGCAATTGGAACCTTCTCGACTTCCACCATCTTGCCAACATTGTTTGTATGGATTACCCTAACAATAGTGTAATAGTCAGCAGGAAGATCAAATGTACCAGAAGTCTTAGTAAGTGATACAATTTTTGATAATGAGTCAATAACTTCCTCGTACTGCTTCTTAATATCAGCATAGCCAGTACCAGACTCTCTAGCATTTTCTTTCAAGATCTGGTAATTGTATCTGTAGAAATAATTTTCAAAGATGTCTAGCTGTGCTTGCTTGGCAAATAGGTTGAAATCATTAGGGCTAATGTACCCGTAATTATTTTTGTTCAAAACAGACAGTACCGTATTTCTTACTGAATTTATCATCCCATTCTTTTTGTACAAAGATAGTAAAAAAAAAGAGAGGTATTACCCTCTCTTAATTTAGACTACTCAACATTTCTTTCAAGTAACTTTAGTGTTTCAATACCTTCATCTGTCTGTAGGTATTTAGATACTGTTGAGATTCTATGCTCTCCGAATGGGATAGTCATAAACTTGCTCTTGTTATCTGAAAGGTTGAAATAAATATCTCTTCCCTTGTTTCTAGTTTTAAGGATTTGCTGCTCAA